ACATACATGTTATTATAATGCGTTTGAACCACGATGTCGTCGGTATATTCATCATAGTATAATAAAGGGAATACCTAATTATATTGATTTTGCAAGTAATAACGAACAAGGATTTGTAAGTGTTCCAAAGGGAATATTGAAGATTCCGAGAAATTTAGGAGTATAATATGCAAGAATATTCAGATTTTGAAAATGAAAGAATATATAATTATTTCACTCGTTCTGTAGATAGTATTAAGGATAGGACTGATATGATTGATTATACAGTAGGTCCTATATTTAAGAACAATGATGTTTTGTCTGCAACTCTTAATTGTAATATAAAGAAACCAAGAAGTTTTTTTGACCTTGATTCTTATATAGACGGTTGGTTGCATCAATCATTATATGCAATACGGACGCATTATTATTGTACTATTGATACAAAGTATAATAATATAGTCATTAAGGATCCATCTGATGAGGGAAAAGTCAAATTTAAGGGAAAAATTAATATGGATCTTAAATTTTCAGACTTTGTATACGGTAAAGTTAAGAAAGGAATATTGAAAATTCCATTTAAGTTATAAAGAAAAAGACCTGATTAACAGGTCTTTTTTTAATATCTAGATTTAAGTTTTGGGAAATGACTGGAATATTTTTTATAAATGTCTTCGTTATTGGCCAGTCTTAGGTTTTTTAATTTTTTGATATTATTGATATTTAATTCATATTCTTCTATAGAATGGTGTTTACCCATAAGGTAAGCAGTGAAAGCAAAGAGAATATCGTTTGGTTCTGCTTCGCCTGCGATGACTATAGAGGACTTATTTTCACCTGCATAGTGTTTTGCTATGTTATAATCTACAGTGAACGAATTATAGTCTTTTGTCGTGTTATCGAACAGGTCAATTAATTGATGCCTGAACTTCATATTTTGAGAAAGTTCTCTATATTGGTTTCTATCTATATACAAACCGCGATATACGGTAGTCTGGCCATGCATATATTTGTGAAGGAAATTCAGAATTTGATTTACTAAGTCTTTGAATGGTTCTAGGTATTTGTTTATTTGTTCTTCTGATTCGATAGAATCGTAGGAATTTGTAAAAAACGGTTTCCAGTTTATTTTGTATTTATCTGGTAATTTTGACTTATAGATTTCTGCATCCATGAGTCCGTCGAGAATGGCGGCTTTTAGCGTAATATCGTCATGTTTTTTGACATATATCCATTTTCTGCCATCATCATCGCCATAAAGATTTTTATTTATATAATTTACATTTCTTTTTTCTGCTGAGTTTTTTGTAAGGTCATAATGTTTAGATAACCTATTAGAATCGAACTTTGAGAAATGTTCGCTTTCTACCAGATAATTATTATTTTTTAGTAAATCTATGGCTTCTTGTAAATTCATATTATTATTTATAGTCTATAAATAATATATGACAAAATTATCAGAAAGTGAGAAGTTTAATGACCTTGATATAAGTCGATTGGCTAGACAGGTTAGACAGAATGATGGTAGGGCTAATCGAGGAATTGTATATCAGGATGATAAGAGATATAACGATTATCAGGGTGAGAAATGGCTAGATGTAAGAAGTAAGGATAAGACAACACTTATTGCAGCTATCCTTGATGGTATGTCTGATGTTCAATATCATTATAAGGGAAAGTTATATAAGGATATTAAGAACGAAGACGATTTAAAGGCCTCATACGAAGCCAATAAGAGCGTTGTGGACACGATTTTAAATTTCCTAAGCAAATATATGCATGGACACACAACGGTTTACAGAGGCTTCTCATTTAGCACGGATGAGTATCATAGGATGAAGGCTAACCATAACATTAAATTTCAGCATCAGTTGTTGAAGATATTGAATAACAGGGGTAAAAAATTTAATTCTTTCAGTGTTTCACCATTTGTAAGTAGGGATTTTGCAGAAGGTGGTGCTGATATTCCTATTATAATTGCTGCTGAAGTAGAACCTAATGATATTTCATTTGCTTTTACTGCATATTTACTTGGAAGACACGGAAGTCCTGGTGAATTGGAATTGAATATCAATAACCTTAAGGATTTGAAAAATTTAAGAATTGTTAATGATATTGATGCAGAATGTGCACGATTTGTTAAATATACCGATACAGAAGAAGAATTACAGAAGAGACTTGATTCTGGTGAACCTATGGAATCTGTCTTTAAGTATGTAAAGAAACTTAAAGTTTTCAGTGGAACAATTTATAAATGTGCAACATTATGTGGTGATGTAATTGTCAAGGATAATAAGATTGTTGTTCCTAGAAGTAAAGAAATACATTATATAAAAGACGGTGTATTTGTTATTAACCCTATGGAAGGTTCTACTGATCGTGATATATTGTATAATTTTAACAATGGAACCAAGAGCAAATCATATGCAGGTATATTATTCTATGGTGCAGATAGCGATGATAAGTTAATAATCGCATATAATGGTGAAAATAAATATACATTATTAGATATAGAAACATGTCAGCCGAAATTTAAGGGATATGCTAAAAAAATTAGTAGAATACCTGATGCTACATGGTATGGACAGAAAAATGTTTGGCATACTGTTGAATTTTATTTAGTAACATTACAAGATAATATGCTTACGGTATTTAATAATAATGGTAGTTGTATATTTAGACGTGCCCCATATAAGTTTATTAAGATTGATTGCAACTCAGATAAATTGATAATGAATTGTGTGGAACAACCTGGTAAAAACCCTCGACGATTCTCTATAAAAAATAATATGGCGATCGAAGAAATGTAAAAATAAAACCTAGGAAAAATCCTAGGTTTTTTAATTAATAAAAGAATTCGTCTAATGCTGCATCTTCCAATATCAATTCATCACTTTTCTTCATCCATTTTAAAATAATATACATAGATTCGAATAGTGCACAGAAAGATTTTCTAAACATTGTTTCATAGTCAATAGTAAACAATGAATCAAATTCCTTTGGCCAACTATCTAAGAAAGCGACAAAGTTAACCGGATTTAAACCAGTCTTACCAACTTCCTTATACTTGAACTCATTATTTGGCAATACATAAATATATTTCATTTTTGTATTGTTATTAATCGGGTTAAGTTTCAATCTCTTCTTTGCAACGACATAGTTATAAGTTAATGCTGCTTTTGCACCGAAGATAACTGAAGCATTATCGCCTTTATCAAATTCAAGACCATTCTTTACATAGTAATCGATTGGCTGCGGAATATACTTCTTATAATTAGAAATACCGATAACTGCAGAGATTTCATTAATACTAGAATTACAATATTTTGCATAAGTATCTTTAATAAATCTATCAGAATGTTCCTTAGACATGCCATTGCAAATATCGAATGCTAACTTTTCAGCTGCAACTTTACAGAAGTCAGGCATTGTAGATTTCTTAATAGGAACACCCATGATCTTGTGCTTAGGACCTTCTGGATGTTTCTGCATTGACTTAGGTAATGCTTCAAATTCTTCTTTAGTCATTGCAAACTTATCGATTTCGCCCATTGGGAAGATAGAACCTTCATTATCGATTACGTTACCAATATAGAGTTTTTTAGCAAAACAGAACATATTAGTAAAGATGTTTTCTCTGTTAAATTTAATTAACTGATCTGTCTTCTTTAACTTAGCCTTATAAGCAAGAACACCGTTATAGAAATCCTGGAACATCTTTTCAGCCTTATCGAAGAATGCTCTATATTCATCTGCAACAGACTTATTATAATCCATGATTACTCTATTCTTCTTGTGCATTTCTGCAAGTTGTGCATCAGTCATTCCATCTTCAGGATGTAATAATTCCTTAATTTGTCTACCAGAGAAATAACCTTCTTCAATAAGTCTTTGCTTGATTTCATGAATACACATGTAACAAGAGTCAGTATCGTTATGGATAATGCAAGCTTCTCTATTAGTAATCTTTAACGGTGTCTTGTTCTTTAATGTAATACCGAAATACTTTTCAATATCTCTGATACATTCTGGTGTTGTATAATAATTATTACAGCACTTAGACAACCAGTCTCTCAAAGTAACTCTTGCACATCTACAAATTGCTCTAGCACAGTCTGGATTATAAAGATGGAAGGAACCAGCAAGGGAAACACCGTAAACAGAGTTAATGATAAGCTTTTTGGTCATCTGTCTATTATGACAAAGATTTTCCATATCCTTATCACCAGCAATCTTTGCTTCTTCTTCTTTCTGTTTCCAAATCTTTCTTTCAGCAAAAACCTTCTTAACAATATTCGGAAGAATTGCATCGTCTGTTCTCAAGAAACCAACTTCTGCAACATCGGACATAATAACTTCACCAGATTCAATCTGTTCCTTAGTCGGATGTCTAACAACAGTTTCTGGAGAAATATTGAACATCATGATATGGTGTGGATAGGACGACGTAATATCGAAAGACATACAATCATCGAATCTACCAGGATAGTCATAACAGTAACCAGCTTTAGTTGCAAACTTTTCAAATGGATGAGGCCAAGCTTTGAACTTTTCCATATCTTCAGAGAAAAGTTGTGCAGTTGACCTGAATACGCCTTTAACCTTCTTTGGTTTCCAGAATTTTGCAATATCGCCTCGATAAACTTCAATATTTTCGCCTTTATGAATTTTATCTTTAATTAAATATTTAATAAATTCTGGATTATCATCTTCCCATTCAGTGTTCTGATAGTAGATAGAACCATCTTTTTGTTTAATCTTATAACATTCTTCTTCAGCCCACCAGTCTTCATGTTCTGGTTGTTTGTCAAGAAGAACTTTACCATGATCATGTAAGAATCTAAGAATATAACCAGTCGTTGTAGGAACTTTATTCTGAACCTTATCAAGTGTAACAAGGCAATCAAAAGCATATTCAATAAGCAACGGAATGAGCTTGTTCTTTTCTTCCATTCTAACGATAAGCATAACGTCTTTTCTGTTATACTGTGCGAACCTATCCCAATTATACTTATAGGTTTCGTTAATGGATCCATCATATTCGAGCTTACTATCTTCAAGTTCAAAATTAGCAACATAGTTAAGAGAATAAGAAGGCATTGGAGGATGGTTTCCAAAGACCTTATACAATTCCATGTAGTCGATAGAATACAAACCAGGAATATCATAAGACATGCCCAAATCAACATCTTCGAGCTTACGGTCAGTAATCTGCTTTGTTTCAGGCATCTTATTGAATGGAGATAACTTTCTTTCCCATTCAGTCTTAACGTCTTTATTCTTTAATCTTAACTTATTACATCTGTTTACAATATAGGGAACGTCATAAGAGACTGAGTTCCAACCAGAGATAATATCGAAATCCTGTTTCTGGAACCACTTAGTCCACTTATCAATCAAATCAATTTCATTTTTACAAGGAATATAGTTTGGTAATTCTTGAACATCACCAAAATATGGTTTTAAGCCCCAAGTATAAGATTGTTTTGCTTTAGTCGAATAACATGTAATTAAGTTAATCGGCCATTCTGCTTTTTCTGGAGCCGGGAATTCATAAGTAACATAACATGAGTCTTCATACTTGACCCACATGTGTTGTTCTTCATCGAAAACTTCGTATTTAGATTTATCTTTGCATTTTGTATCGAAAACATACAATTCACATTGACCAAATTTCTTTCTATCGATACTTCTGATTTCGATTATATGCTCATCATAGAATGGAGAAGAACCTGCAACTTCAATATCGAAGAAGCAAGTATTCCAATCATTAATGTCTACTGATAATTCAGCTTTATCATAACGTTCATGCATGAATTTGACTTCTGGTTTTAAGTCTGATTCTGCAATGATTGCGCCTGATGCTTTTAAAGCTGCGATTTCATCTTTATTTGTATAATCGTATCGTTTTAACGACCTCTTATACATATCTCTATATTCACCTTTATTTTCTGGGTCTGTAATATAACACCATGGTGAATATTTGAATTTTTGCCAACCTGGAACACCTTGTTCTTTCAGGTATATATTTTTCTTAAAGCTATCGTAATAGCAATTTTTGAATCCTGTCATTTTATTTTTACCTTCAACTCGCTGTATTATACGGTAATTTATATTATTTATTTTACTTTACAAATATAATAAAATAATCCCAGAGGAACTTCCTCATGGGATTTTTATTTAATATTTTTAAAAATATTAAATGTTTAATGCTTTAACAAATGCTGCAAGGTCACTGAAAGCCTGCATATAGCCAGACTTAAATTCTTCCTTACCAGACGGAACATTTGTCTTCTTAACTTCATCCAAGCGAGCAGGAATAAACTGCTTAATTGCACGAATAGAATTAACGAGAACGTCCTCGGAGTCTACTGCATCGTTAAAGTTGTTTCCATTAGTCATCATAGTATTTTACCTCATTAAATAATTTATTGTTTTGTTAACCACATGTTATATATTCGTTGATCATCTTTTTGATTACGAATATTCTCGGGAATCATTCCTTGATACTCAGCTGGAATTTCACTAAAATCCGGTTTTTGCTCAAACTCATCCCAAGTACTTTGTTTTGCGATTAGTTCGGCCATTTCAGGCATGCCTTCCAAAGCTTCCTGAACATTAAAACCATGCTTTCTATCTCTTTTATACTCTGGTATCATATTCTGTAGAGAATCCTCCCTTTTGTCATATCATAAATGGACAATCCTAATTGAACTCTATCACCTGGTAAAATTCGAATTCTATTCATTCTTATCTTACCACAAATTGTACATAAAACTATTTGTTCATTGTCCAATTTCACATCGAACATAGCATTTGCACGGGCTTCTATAACTGTCCCTTCAACTACTACTTCGGACAAATTTTGTTTTTCACCTTTTTGAGATTTGTTATTTTTATTCTTCTTCATTAGTTGGATTATCGTTTATATCAGTTGTAATTGCAGTATGTTCATCGAGATTTGCTGGAGTTACGTCGTCGTAATTTTTTGCTTCTGCTACTGGATCATCGATTACGTTGTCTTCGACAATATCAAATTCTTCTTGTTGAACATAGGTCTCATCAGCTGCTTCTTCAGCTGGAGTTTCTTTTTTCTTATTCATAGATTTTTCAAGCATCATTGCGTTAGCTTGAACTTTTTTCAAAGTTGATTCACCAATACTTTCAGTTTGGGTGTTTTCTGTTTTAGATGCGACAGCTGCAACTTGCGCAATATCAAGGGTATTATTAATAGTTTCAAACGCTTGTTGTATCTTCTCGGGGGTCATTGGTGTTGTTGGTTTCTTTGGTTTTGGTTCTGGAGTTGTTGTTTCTGTTACTGTAGATGGTTTTCTTATAATTTTCTTTTTTGACCTTGCAGGAACTGTAGGCTTTTCTATATATTTAATTTCTTGAACCGGTTTTGGATTTACGATGTCTTCAAAAACATCTTCCATACATTCATTAATTTTTTCAAGACCTGCCATACCATAACGATAGAACATATTTTCTATCTTTCTTTGCATTTCATTCATCATTGAATATGCTTCTTTCAAAGCTGGATTTGATGATTCTTCAATAGTTGGAACTTTTCTTTTCTTAATAGCTGGAACAGCAGGAACTGCTGGAATATCATCAAATGGATCTCTTGCCGGAACTTTTGGTTTCGGTTGAACAGGTGCATCAAAATAGTCGTCTATCTCTTCTGGAACTGGTCTTGGTGCAGGACACGGAACCGGTCTTTGCATAGGTTGCGGAGCAGGTCTTGGAGCCGGCTGTGGCATACGGACAGGTTTCTTAAAAATTCTACGGCCTTCATCAAGGTTCGGTTCGTCTTTATAGAAATCATCTTCTTCTTCAAGTTTATGTCTTTGCGCTGCAATAAGCTTGTGCTTCTTATGCAATGCAAGCTGTTCTTCTTCTGTCATGGCTTTAGCCTGTTCTGTCTTTTTATAATAGTCTAAAAAATCACTCATAATTTAATAACCAGTTTATTTATACTTTATTTATAATCATTTTTTTAATTTTATCACTAAAAAATATGATTTGCGTAAATTTTCTGGATCTAACACGATTGTTTGGTCCATTTCTAACAAAGAACATAACAAATTTAGCATTATATTTGTATATTGTATGACAGTATAATATTTTTCTGGATCTTCTGCTTTTAAATCAATTAATGATAAGATATTTTCAGTGCAATCAAAATAATCAAGAAAGTCTGGATATTTACAAGATAGTTTTTCTTTGATCATTTCAATAACTTCCTGAATTTCTTCTTGATGTAAAAAATTTACAATAGATTCAAACATCTCAGTGGATTCATCATCTACTGGATTAAGCCCATAAGATTCCAAAAAACGTAACAAACTTTGTGTAGGAGTAAGTTTTTGCATAGTTAAAAAATACTATTTAGTTCATTTTCCATGTTATCGATAGATTTATTAATTAAAAATTCATCTATCTTTTCTAGCATTTGGTCAGTATTTTTAAGTGACGTATTCATAATATTTACATACAATACATTTGCAAATTCTTTATCGATTTTGATAAATTTATAATATGCCATAGATGAAATGAAAAGGGCGTAATAATCCTTTATCGCCCCTTCATCTAATCCCATGAATACTTCAAATAAAAATTCAGTTGAATAAATTTTATTGAATAAGTCTTCCATTTTAGATTAACTTAGTTTTTATTTTGTCAATTAAACCTAACTTCTTTGCTTCAGATGCAGACATATAATTATCATAAGAAGTCAATGCTTTTAATTCATCGAGATCCTTACCAGTCTGTTTCTTGAAAATTTTATTCATATTATCAGTCCAAACCTGAAGTTCATGCTGAATAATATTAATATCATTCAATTTACCACCTGTTGCTTCAATACCTGCTTGATGAATCATAATTCTTGAAGAAGGGAAAGCATATCTGTGACCGATTGTTCCACTTGCAAGAATAACAGAAGCCATAGAAGAGCAAGAACCGATACAAATTGTATGAACTTCAACTTCCTTACGTTTCAATTCATTAATACAATCGATAATTGCAAAACCAGCATCACATTCACCACCTGGAGATGAAATGTAAATCGTTATAGGTTTCTTAGTTCCATCATCATAGAAAGAAAGTTTCTGAATAACTCTAATACCAATTTCCCAAGTAATAGGACCAACAATAAACAGAACACGATTTGCTTCAAAATAATTATTTCTGACAATATCAAAATAATTACCAAGTTCACCAAGATTTACTTGTTGGACTTCACCTTCTTCAGGCGGTAAATCCTCTTCTGGATTAATCGGTTCTACAACCGGATTTTCATTCTGCGGAAATAGCGGAGATTTTATGTCTTTTGAATACATCTATATACCTTTGATTATTATTGTTTATTTTAACTGCCTTAGTAACTTTAGGTGCATCAAATTCTTCATCATACGGTAATTTCTTTTCTGTTTGGAATAAGATTTCACCATATTGAACAACCGCTTCGGCACCACAATATTGAATTATTTTAAACTTTCTTGGAACAGCATTAAACTTAAAAATTCCAAATTCCTTATCACGAGATAACAAAGTATAAGTATTACCGTGTTTATCCTTAAAGACTTGTCCAATTTCGAAATTCATAATTATACCAATTTATTCTTGCCTAAAAATGTATTGATTTTCTTATTAAGATCTTCGTTTTTGGACTTAATAACTTTTAATTCTTCTTCATTAAATTCGTTATAATCAGTTACATATACTTTTGCATATTCTTCAAAATGTTCATAAACATCTTCAAGAACAGATGCATAAACGGTTTTAACTAATGTCAGTGGAGATACTGTCTTCTTGTTCATCGTAATATTCATATACTAATGCCTCTAATTTTTCAGTGAATTCAGTTTTATTTTCAAAGTTTGGAATTAAAGTTTCGACGTAGCAATACCATTCATGTATATCTTTGAACTTTTTAAAATTATCACCTATTTTGGCTGCTTGGTCGACAACTTCTTTTAATGCTTTAAGTTTCTTAGGATCATTCGCTATATTGAATAAATCCTTTTCTTTTTTAAATAATGGTGGCAGTTTATATGTATGCTTGCCATGTGCCATTATTAAGATTCCTTATATACGCTGTTAACTTCAGCTAATCCTTCTTTCTTTAATTGTTCTGCATAGAATTTTTTGCCAAGTTCTGGATTAAGATCTTGAGAAGTAACTTCATCAGAAACTTCTGTGCTTTCGCCAACAGCTTGAGCACAAATATCCATATTGTTAGCTGCCATTCTTAATGCATGATTTTGAAAGCCATGATACATTTCAGCAACAGATTCTTTAAGATAAGTATCAAAATTGTTTAATGGATCATTTGGATCTGCCAATTCAGTAGTCTTTGTAGTTTCATCGTATGCTTTAAACAATGCATTAGTAATTAAACTATTGAACGTTTGAGATGTCGGTTGACAATAACACAAATCATGCTTATTAAATTCATTTTTTGGGAACTTAACAAAACGTTTGTCATTACGTTCATATAATTCAAGACCAGACAAGAGTAATTGATGTTCGAGAACTACAAGTCCTACACCAACTGCACCAGTTCTACTTTTATTTTTGTAAGGGTAAACCTTAACTTTAGTTATCTTCATATTAGTATTCCTTATTATTCAAGAGTTTCAACAAACTGTTCTAATTCATGAACAGCAAATTCATAATCAGTCGGTTTCAGAATACCGTTTTGTGTAACAATCTGTAAAACCACTTCCAACATATTTTTAATAGTCTTGTTTGGTTCTGCTTCGATGATCTTACACATCTTTTCAATAACATCTTCTGGGACTTTATGAATAAAAGTTGAGTCGTTATTATAATCAATGAAATATTTATGGAAATCGTTAATATACCAAAGAGCTTTCTTAATATCCTTTTTAGGAGTTCCTTTGTCACGATAACGCATGCAATATTTCCAACAGTTTCCGAGGTCAAATTGCAACCAACGAGTTACTTCGATTGCTTCAATACCTGATTCATGAGATCTGTAATGCTTAGGTTCATTTACTTCTTGTTCAAGAGTTTGTCCATTAATCATATAGTGTGTCCTCTTTATTTAATACGTTTAAGATGTTATTTTCTAGTTCTTTATTTTTTAATACATGGTTTTGTAACTTTTTATCATTCTCAATATCGGCTTTAATTTGCTTATTCCTTTCTAATGCTTGGAAAACACGGATTGGAATAAAAATTGTTAAACCGTAACCAATTACAATACCAATTATAGGAAGAATATTTTTGAAGAAATAAAACAATCCGTTTTGGATTGTTGAGCCAAAAATGCCAAAACTAGCAAGAATGACGCTATAAACCAAAACGCAGATTGCTATTATAATAATGTTAGAACGATTCATTTTCATCTAAAATTACCTCGATTTCAGATTCTGGTAAGATGAAACATTCTTGATTTACAATCTTTCCATCTTCGCCAGCAATAGGCAATTTAAATTTCTTATTATTATCCTTTGCATCGACATAGATAATCTTGTCACCAACCTTAACGCCAGATGTTAACTTATCGCCAAGATAAATAACCTTTGCTTCGACCAAATGACCTTCCTTATCTTCATCTGCAAGATAAATACCAGTGCTAGTCTGCTTAATTCCAGTATCACGTTGGACTAAGATGTGACCGTCCTTAATTTTCTTTAATGAGCTCATATTGCCTTCTTTATCAGTACTAATTAAAACATCGAGTGCAGAATCCGGAACATCATAAAATGTTTCGATTGTCTTTACACCCTTTTCATTTATTACAGGAATTGTAAGCTTAATTGCTTGCATTTCAATAAATGCAACTTTATCACCCGGTTGTGCAAAACATCCCTGACGCTGGTCTTTCTGGGAATCATATTTTCCCGGACCAGTTACTACAACAGTACCAGTAATGTTATTGATTGTTTTCTTTAACTCTGGTATTTCAATACCACCGAGTGTAACTTTATCTGTCTTGTCTCTCTTAATTAAGACATAATTTTCTTTGACAGATTTAATACCGCAAATTTTTCCATCGGCTTCGTTAAGTACTAATATACATTCTTTTGCTTCAAGTTTAAATACCTGACGCTTAAAATTTTTTCCTTCTGCATTCTTAACGTTTACAGTGATTGGTTTTGCAATACCTGGGTTATAAACAACCAAATCACCAACTGCAATTTCAGGAGGAATTTGCTTAGAATGAATTGTATTGAAACGACCTGGACCTACTTGAACAACACGTCCATAAGCCATTGGAATTGTAAAGTTTTTTGCAAGAGTGAGTCCACCAATAGAAAGTTTATCGATTGATTCTTCATTTTCAATAAGAATATTGAAGCCAGTAACCTTCATTATTACCTCTAATTATAGTTTAAACAAAAAGTCTTTTTTTGAATATTTTGAATTTTTAACATGACAGCTATTCGTAATCAATAGCCTACCGTCGGATTCTTGAATTTCTTGATTATCACCGCAACCATAGTGCCATATTTTTGAATTATTTATAATATCCATACTGGCGGGTTTGTAATAAGAAACCATAACATCGACAACTGGTGATTTATTTATAATTTTTTCGTAACGCTCTTTTTCAAAAGACATGTAATCGTCTTTAGAGTCTGACCACCAGTTCCATTGGGAAATATCTTCCCGCATGTCAAAACCCATAAATCCTGCAAGAGTAATATCTTCTACATTAAAGACATGTCCGTCTAATCTCTTGGGGACGCATTTATTTTTTTGTAAAGCTCTAAAGTTATTTGTAACTTTTTCAAATTTAAGATCTAGTGGTATATCGGATTTTAAATCACTACCACCAAAAACATAATAAACATTTGAATATCGTTGAGCTAATCTAATTAAAAATGTAATTTCAATATCCAAAAATTCCGATATACCACCAGCAATACATACCATATCAGCTGGTAAGAAATGCTCATCAATAAATCTGTCATATAACTCAGCTTTACGTTTTTTATCGTTATATGGAACATCGATATTATTAATGAAAAAACACTCCATACTACTTTACAATAGACTTACGGAGTGCACGATACATTACGAGAACCTGCTTTTCAAACGGGGTCTGCTTCTTCTTCCAACGGATAATACGTTCTGCTTCACTACAGATAATTGCAGCTGGGAAAGAAATAGAATCAAGATGCGATTCTGCAACTTGTGTAATTTCCGGATTTCTAAGACCAGTTCCAATTAATTCTCTGCGATTACGAGACTGAACCGTATTTGTTGTGACCTTGTATGCCTTACCAGTTTGGTTATTCATGACATACGAATTTTCTGTAATTTCATTCTTATTCATTGTTATCTCCATTCATTGTTAAATGTTTGTTTACAATATAGAAAAAAGTCACCTGCTTGTAAACCCAGGTGACTGAAATTTTATTTGAAAATTTTTACATTGTAAACTTTTAGAATCCACCAATATTTGATGGTTTTTCTGGAGGTGGACAAGCTATATAATATGGACATCCTAAAATTTTGGATAATTCATATGGTGAATAACAGTTATCACCACCTTTTGGATTATCAAAATCTGGTGTACCATCTACTGTCATATGATTAGTTCTTGCAGTAGATGCTGCTAAGAATGGTTTTTTAGTTTTCGGATCTAATCCAACATCGATAGCAATCATGGAATCTCTAAAACCTGGATCTTTTTTACTCATATTTTCAAATCCTGGTTTTAATGCAAGATACATATTAACACCACGCCTAGCATATATATGTTCAAATATTGATTTACTTATAAAATAACACCAATTATATTCTTCTACATATTTGTGATATGGTAATGTATCTTCGTATTTTTCTAATTTTACAATTTTATAATCAGTTTTGGTAGAAGTCATTTTACTTATTGCTTCTTCTTCTTCAGCTTTTTTCCTTTCTATACTCTCTTGCTTTACTTTGTATTTGTATTCTGATAACATATCATTTAAATCTGCAAAAGATATAAGTCCATGATTATCAAATTCACTATATTGATCTTTATTATTTTTTTGTGAAACAAACAAATTCAAGTAACGGTCTAATTTCAATTTAGAGTTTCTTTTTATTATCTCTTTTTTACCATCTTTTGCATAGGCATTTAAAATTGGTATAAATTCTTCAATTATTGTTATTCCAATATTTTTAAGTAAAAGCCATTTTAACAATCCAGGTAAATAATATAATGCTTCACTATTATCTAGTTTTAATCTATGCATTATACTTTTAAAATAATAGCGAGACCAACTTTCTTGAATACCTGCACTTTCTAATTTTTCAATATATTTTTTAACACGCTCCGGTTCTTT